TGGTTATCCGAAATATGTGTAGTGGTCGTGCTGTTAATACCAGCGATGGCCACGCCCGAAGAAATTTGCGCATTGGCGATTGACTGCGCGGCGGCGATTTGTGTGGCCTGGGTGTGGGCGAGCGTATCGTTGTTATGCATCGACGCGTTTGCCTGGATGTTCGCCGCCTGGATGGATGCTGTAGTTTCAAGCTGTCCCACAGCGACGGTTGCGGCAAGTTGTTGCGAAGCCGTGTTTGCCGAAATGGCGGCGAGATTTTGCTGTTCCTGCGCCGACATTGACGCGAGTGATTCCTGCCCAGCAGTTTGCAGCGCGGCCAGATTGAGCGTGCCCGTAATCTGATTGACTTGTTGCGCGGTTTGGGTCTGCGCGGCAAGCTGCGCCATCTGATACGACTCTGCGGAATGTTGCGAGTCGAGCGCAAGATTATACGACTGCGCCGACGCTGCCGACGCTGCCCCTTGCGCGAGCGATGCCTGTTGCGCGGCGAGCGCCGATGCATTCGGATCGCCCGAATTTTGCACGACGACAGCACCGCCCCCGCTTGATGCGAACCGGCGCGCAATGAGGGCAACCATGACAATGCCAAGGATGATTGCCGTATATTTGATGCCCGGCTTTTTAAATACGGCTTTGATATCCATCAAGACATCCCAGAGGTTGAATCTGGATTGGGCACAAGTGGCGAGCCGTAGAACGTGCCCGCCATGGTGCCACCAGACAGAATATTTTCGGTGATAACAGAGTGTACGCTATCGGATTGCGGCGGCTGGATGACGTTCCAGTATTTCCCCGCCGTCAAACCGTTTTGCGTGATCATCACGCCCGCGCCCTGTACTTCGTTCACGGGATATTCCTGGAACATGGCAAACGTGGAGCGCTGCGCTGTCGCCTGCGCGTTCGCTTCCGGTTGCGTCCGAAAGAAATAATCCCATCCGGCCAGGATATTCATGATCTTAGGCCATGCCGTTGAACGAAGGGAAATTGATCCCGCCCAGGCCCGAATTGCCGGTAACGGGGCCAAGGGCTGTCCCAAGCGCGCCAGAGAATGCAGATTGACCGGCATTGAGAACCGCGACGGTATTGGATTGTTTCGAGACCAGAACGGTCAAGATCGCCACGCCGATGATTGCGGTCAAGATTACGACTACACCGTTGACAAGTTGGTTCATGGTTTATTTCCCGCTAGTTAATTGATTGATACCGGCGAACAACGCGCCCGCCAAACCTGGGCGCCCATTGACGCCCACGATGAAACTTAACACGATCAAAATCAAAAACGCGTTCGACATCGGTCTCCACGTTTTGCTAAGGCCGATCAAGCCTACAGCGACGATCAGGAAAAACCAAGAGGCGAAATTTTTGCCGTCGTTGGAAATTTGATCGGTGAATTCTTTTCCCTTGCCCTTGACGCCCGCGACGATAAGGATGATAGCGACGATGGCGACGAATAGAGGCATGTGTCTATGAGAAAAGGATTGAATAATACTTTTGGGCCGATCCTCGCGCAATTATGAAAAGCACGAAGACAAAAAGTAACCACGCGAGAATGCGGCCCATCGTTTAAACCAAACCGACTTTTTGGGCCAGGATTGGAAATTTCGCGCCGACCATATAGGCCACGACGAGAACGACAATAAAGCTGATAGTGATTTTCATACTTCGACTCCCTTTTTAACGTAGAACATGATTCGGGACCACAGGAATGCGCTGCACAGGACCAATCCGAGGAAAAGGAACCAATGCAGCGCATCCATGTCGCCAGTGAAGGGGCGCTTGATCCAGCCAGTAATCTGGCCGAACAGCCCACCGTCCAATTGATCGCTCATGGATGCGCCTTCGTGTTATGCCGACAACGAGCCAGCGTTGACGAGGTTCGACACGTTTGCCAGCATTTCCCAGCCGACCAAGCATTGCGCGCCCGTGTTCGCGGTCGACGCATTCAAGATCAAGTTGGTATTGCCGGTTTGTGTGGTGTAGATCGGCTTGTCGCGGGTGTCGAAGAAATACGTCCCGAGCGGCACGTCGGTTTGTAGCTTGCGGCGGCACATCGCGGCCCAGGTGAACGGGTCCGCTTTTCGTGTGTCGGTATAGTTCGCCGTGCGAAACGACCAGTAATTCACGTCCGAACCTGCGGTAGGATAAGCGCCACCCGTTTGGTTATCGAAAATGACGGTCGTGGACAGGAAGTGCCGGAAATTGCTATAGGCGATTGGGAAGTCCTGCGCCGCGACGACGGAAGTCAAGGCCGTGTTTTTCAACTCATAGATCGTATTGAGGTCGAGCGCTGGCAGGATCGGGCGGCCGGTTTTCTGGTCGATTGGGAGTTGATCGAGGTAGTTCTGATAGACCGTGATGTTGACGTTGGTCAGCGTCACGCCAGCGACAGCACCCGCGCCCTGGTAGATCGCCAGGGTAGGGTCTGCGGTATTGGCGACGACGGCCTGCGCGGCGGTTGCCAAATTCAATTGCAGGTTCATCGTGGCGTTGACCACGTTGCCATAGATCGCGCCTGTCAGATCGGTGTCGCTGTAGGCAAGCGGGACCCAGAAATACATATTGATGGTGCCGGTCGTGTTCGCCGCGATTGTAGCTGGGGCCTTGACGACGACGTAATTGGAGCCGTAACCCATTGGCGAGTCGGAAGCGGTCGATGACAGGAAGGGGCGCCCCTGCTTTGCCGAATTGAGAATCGACAAATGCCAGCCGGTCGTATTGATCCGCTGATAGTTTTGCAGATCGGTGAAAACGATCGATTGCAGCAAATTGGCGGGGCCTTGCGGCGTCAACGTCAACGTGGTCGAACCCGACGAAGGATTCGTGACGGTTGCCGACATTTTGACCAGAAAGCCGCGAATCAAGCCGACGTTTTGCGGCGGGATATTGATCTGCGTTTGCGCGGCGGGCTGGAAGATGTTGGAATAAATCGATTGCAACATCGGGAATCCTTGATCCAAGACCGCACGGCGATTCGCCATGTTTTGGTTTTGGAGGGCCTGCGCTTGCATCGCTGCTTGTTGCGCTGGGGTGTATTGCTGTACTTGAGCCATGATGGGTCCTTATTGGTCGTCGGATGAAAATTGCGTACAAATGACGTGCGCGCCGATGGAAAACAGCAAAACCATCAACGTGACAATCACCCAATTGAGGGGATGTTTCATCAGCCCCAGATTAATGATTTTGTCCATCGCGTTACCCCGCTAGGATTGTTTCGTGGCGGCGCGCTTGCGCATGACGCCCGCGACTGCTGCCAGGACTGCAAAACCGACCATCACCATCAAGACAACGGTGATCCAGTTTGGCAAATTCCAGGTGATGATATTTTCATCCATTTTGGAAATTCTCCAGGTTAATCAGGTATTAAAAGAAAACAATTGTGTTTCCGAATTTAAATAATACACGATTAATAGATTAAATCAAGACATTTCTCTTTTTTGATAGATTTTGCCTATCGTGGAAAATTTGCATGATCGTTTCTTCGTCTGGGACTGGGAGGAGAATTTCGAGCGTGTTTTTGTCAACGTCGTAATAGAGGGAATGGAATTCGGGGAGGGCGCGGGCCGTTCCCGCTTCGGAATGCATGAGCGGTTCTAGCTGGGTTGGAATGTAACCCTGCACGCGTTCGCGGTCTTTTTTATCGACCATGTGGAACAGCATGAAGAAATTCGATTCGGAAATGGCGAAGCGAGAAAGCATTGTCGGGCGCTGGGACAATGTGATCATCGGAATTTTCTTTTCGCGGCCCTGGGTGTAGAGCGCATTCAATGCGGGCGAGCGCGGATTGATCATATAGCCTTCGTCCAAGTAGACGCCCATGCCGCCCTTTGACCAGACATACCACAGCAGATCCTCTAGGTCGTCATCATCTTTGTCGGGGATGTGATGGTAAATATAAATGCCGGGTTTTTTCGGGCGAAATTTATTGTCAACATGGTGCGCGCCTGGGATGGCATCGATGATGGCCGTACACTTTTGATTCAAGACGATGAAGGGGGCGGTAGTGAAATTTGCCTGAGACAAAAGCCATACCGCCGCCTGGGTTTTCCCCGACCCATTGCGACCGTTGATCATCACGCGGTTTTTATTGGTCGGAAGGCGCATCTAGGATACTTTCGGGTGATAGTCGGCAACTGCTGCCATGATGTTAGTTACAGGGGCGGCTTGTTTCGGGCCATTCGTTTTTAAATCTTTTTCGATTTTCCGCCGCATATTGTATGCGCCGATACGTGGCGCATAGACGACGCCGAGCGCGGAAGCAAGCCCCATCCAGGCAACCATTTTGGGATCGGGCGCGATGTCGTAATGGCTCGCCACTTCGGTGATTGCGCCGGCAAGAATCGCCGCTTCTTCCGAGTCGATCACCATTTCATCGACGCCGGAAAATTTAGCGAAGCCCATGTGGATCGCATACAGGATTTTCTCAACGCCTTTTATAGACGCTTGAGTAATTTTTTCTCTTGAGCCAGAGGATTTACTTCCAGATTTTGCGCTAGTGCTTCCTGCTGGCCTACCGCGCTTTCTGGGGGCGTCAGTGGCATTGCCGGAATTACTTCCTCCACTATCGGTTCCTGCGTCGGCTGGGTCAGCGACAGGGATGCCACCAATGCTAGCAGTTCCGATATCGACGTTTCCAGTGTCGAGATTTTCTCCAGCATTGATAGGTTCTGGGCTTCCAGCGCCTGCGTTTTTTGCTTTAGCCATGATACATCTTCCTCGTTTTCTGCAATGGCGTTTTCGGCGGCATTGATTTGTTGGGCAGCGCTCGTTACGACTTGAGCGACTTGAGTTTCGGCGGCGATAATCGCTGAATCCGCCGCCAGCATTGCTACGCTGGCGGCGGTAGACGCGACCACCGCATCGGCCTCAGACTGAATAACATCCGTGGCCACCTGGGCGGCGGTCGTCATGATTAGCCGATCACGTCGGCCGCTGGCGCGTGTTCGGATGGGAGTTCGAACCCGAACTCTTTTCCAATCGCGGCGACGACAGGCCAAACCATGGCGAGCATGGATTCGATTTTCGCCAAGCGCGAATCGAGAACCGAATCGCCGGTCGATGTCGAGATTTGACCCGCCGCCAATGCCGCCGCATCGACGGTGCCACCATCAACAACATCGAGCAATTTCTCTGCGAAATGCGCGGCGGCGTCAACTTCGGTGACGACGGCTCCGACACCTGGGACGAAGGCGGCAACGGGCGCGGCCATGTCGAGGATGTGCGTGAATTTTCCGAGGAAGGATTCGATTGTTTTTTCCAGCGCGGAAATGCGCTGTGGGATTGGCAGATCGACAGATTCGTTCATTTTGGTAGCTTCGTCCATTTTAGACCTCTTGAGTTGGATTGACTTCGATTTGTTCCGGCGCATTTGCCGAAACTTTTTTCAGGGATTCGGACACGAGTCCCTGCGCTTTCAATGCGTCAACAAAGACCGCATTTTGCTCGATCAAATGAGCGTTTTGTTTTTCGAGAATCGTCAAACGATTGTCAAAATTTTTCACTTGCGTGATGATTTGATCCGCGAAGTTTTTCGCTTGAGCGATAACTTCGTCGGGGTTCAAGCCGATGGCTTTGATCACCGTGCCAACTAGCATTTCCATTCCGAGTGCCATGGTATTTTCCTTTGCTTAAAATGTCGGGGCAATGTGGGGATTGATGTAACCCGTGGTGTAGATCGCCAGGGCGGGGTTAGCGGTCCCATCGTAATAAATCTGGCCCGAGGTGTTCGTGATGAATTGATTGAACGTCCCACTAATTTTGTCGCCCACTGTGTTCGACGCCATAACGCCTTCCGTAGGGGCAGTCGTCGCGGACGATGGCGACCAAATAAAAATTTCATTGTTCGCGCCGCCCGAACTCGACGCCGTAATCATTGGATACACGTTAAATCCAGTGGGCACAGT